CGCCCCCGTCGAGGTCACCCGACGGGGGCGATGAGGTAGCTCAAAAGCGGCGTGATACCGGGTACTTGGCCGTCAACCCTAGCGGGTGACGGTCAGGCGCTCCAGGCCACGCGGATTGTAGGCGCCGATGCCGAGGTTCTCGAAGCACGAGAATCCGATCGTCCTCGCCTTGGGGTCGTCGGCGGAGAGGACGGTCAACTCCGTGCGAACGGGAATCCGCCCGAACATTTCGGGCTCGGCGCAGATGTAGACCGTGCCGACCGGGACCAGGCGGCTGGTGATGATCTGGGCGCCCCACAGGGTCGCCTGGAGACCAGTCTTCAGCAGCGTGGCCTGGCTCTCGATGTCGAGGATGTCCCTGCCGAACTTGCGGATGTCGGCGTAGTCCCGTGCATTCATGAATACACGGGCGACACGCAGGTCGTGGCGCTCCACCAGGGCGAAGCCATCCGCGAGGGCGGCACCGCTGATCGGGGCGACGACCGGCAGATCCGGGTTCGTGCCGGCGGGGATCGAGTCGAAGCCGGCGGTGGCGATCGAGTCCAGGATCGCGAAGACACGCTCGTCCTCGGCGGCCTGGATCTGGGCTCGGGCCAGGTCCTGGCTGCGCTCGATGAGGTCGAAGCGGCGCTCCTTGATCTGGGTGAGGGGGATCTCCGGGTTGGACGCGATCTCGAACAACGGGAAGATCACGCGACGCGGCTTGGTGACGGCGAGGATGTTCTCCCCTTCCTCACCGACCACGAAGGCTGTCACATCGGGATCTTTATCATAGATGGGCAAGGCCCCATCGGGCAGTTGTTCGACCAGGAAGGTCTTGCGACCGACGCTGGAGTAGTCCCGACGGGTACGCAGCGGCTGGGTCATCGACGCAGCCAGCTTGGCGCGACCCTGGGGGGTCTTGATGTAGTCGGAGATGATCTTCTGCTTCACGGCGTTGGAGACGTTACTCATGACTCACCTCCCCCTACACGCGCTGGTCGTAGACGATCTCGTTCTGCACGGCGTCGGCCGGCATCTTCAAGATCGCCAGAAGGGTTGAGGAGTCGTTGGCCGCCGCGTGCTCGGACTCGGCAGCGGTCGTCTGGGCGTCGAAGCTGGCGCCAGCGCTGTCGAGGTTGGGCATGAGGTAGCCGTTGCGGCTCGCGATGAGGCCCATGCCCGTGGCGTACACGAGGTCCGCTCCCTGGGCGTAGGCGCCGACGGCGGCGAGAGCCTGCGTCTCGAACAGTTGGTTCCCGTAGGTCCCCTGGCTGCTCATGTACGGGCCCTTGCCGGAAGCCGGACCGGGTGTGTTCTCGTAGGCGTTCCCGACGGCGTCGTTGATGAAGCACCCGAGGGGCTTGATCAGGAACTCCTGGAGGGCGGTCAGCCCGGTCTCGATGTTGCCGCCGATGAAGTTCGGGCCCTCATCGGGGCGGGTGAAGGCGACCGAGCCAGAGAGGACACCATTCACGGTGGTATCCACCTGGTCGCTGACGGTCGCCGCGACGGTGACGATGGGGGGGTTCGTCTGAGTGAAGCTGTCCGCGGTCAACACGCCGACGGTGTTCCGAACACCAGCGTGAAGGATCCGCAGAGCCGAGCTACTCTCGGTCCACCCACCACTCGCCTGTCCAAGCAGAGGCATATCCGTTCTCCTTGCCTTGCTCCCTGTTACAGGGGCGTGGTGAAACTTTGCCCAAACCCACCGTAGGGAAGGGCCTTCTACCTACTTGGGCGATTTATTTAGAAACTATTGAAGAAACAGGGCTGTTTTTTGGAACTCGGGGGAGTTTTTGATGTGACCGGCCCCGTCGGGGGTGGGGAAACCCCCCGACGGGCGGTGGGTAGTGGTCTACTCGAAGGCGCTGGAGACGTCGGGAGCGGAATCCCAGAGCTTGGAAAGTTCGCCAAGCTCGCCGCCACCGGAAGCCTGCTTGGACAGGCCACCGAGGGACTTCACGCCGCTGGAGGGCTTGCGAGCCTGCGGACGCTGACGGGAAGCCTTCTTCTCGGCCTTCTCCTTGGCCTCCTCCTCGACCTCCTCCTGGACGGTCTCGGCGGCCTCGGCCTCGGCATCTTCCTCGTCCTCTTCCTTCTCCTCCGCGGACTCGTCCTTGTCGTCGCCCTCCTCCTTGGCGTACAGCGACATCAGGTCGGTGTCCCCGTCGTCCATGGCGACATCCATGAGGCCCATCGGGTCCTCACCGAGGACCGGGTCCTCGGTCGCCATCGGCTGACCGCAGCCAGCGGTCTCGGGAGCGGGCTCGGGCTCGACGACCTCCGCCTCGGCGTCCATCTCCTTGACCATCTCGGCGAGCATGGCCTCGGCCTCGGTGTCGACCTCGGCCTCCTCGACGACCGCCTCTTCCTCGGCCAGCATCCGGGCGAGCATGGCCTCGGCCTCGGTGTCGACCTCGGCCTCCTCGACGACCTCCTCTTCCTCGGCCAGCATCTCCTGGAGCATGGCCTCGACGCCGTCCTCGGCGTACTCCTCGGCCTCCTCCATGATCTCGACGGGGGCGGGCTCCGGACCCTCGTAGGTGTCCGGGTCGTTCTGCCCCTGGGCGATGAGGTCACGAAGCTCGGCGATCTGGCTCTGGAGGAGGGCGAAGCGGTCGTCGGCCTGGTGGTCGGTCTCCGCGTCACGGAGCATCGAGGCCAGCAGCGCCTCGTCCTCGTCCTCCTCGTCGTCCTCGGCGAAGCGGCGACGAGAGGCTTCCTTGCCGTCCTCGTAGTCGTCCTCGGCGTCCTCATCCTGGTCGTTGGTGCTGATCCGCTTCAGGGCGGCGTGGATGGCACGGTCCGGCAGGTCCATCAGGTCGAGGGCCTGGCTCTCGATCTTGGACACGCTGGCGGTGCGACCCAGCATCGCGGTGGCGACGCGGATGCACTTGGCGGCCTTGCGCTCGTAGCGGCGACGAAGGTCGCTGGCCCGCTTCTCGGCGGGGTGGTCACCCGACCCCTGCGGCGTGGCGGGGGGCGCACTGTCCGGGTAGGGGGGCGGGTGCGGGTCCTCGGCCCAGGACGAGGTGTCGCCCTTGGCGTAGGCGTCGTAGGCGGGGTCACCCTGGTCTGCCGGGTGGTCGCCTGTTCCTTGGGGGGTCGCCGGGGGCGGAGAAGCCGTCCTGTTCCGACTGGCCCATGTCTTTCGCGTTCGACGGGTCATCGCGTTTCTCCATCATGTCCAGACGGGTTCCGGCTGCCCCTACGAGAGAGGAGAGTCCCGAGTCGGACAAGGGTTTTTGACTCTGCAGCCGACGGCTTTCGGCCGAGAGCCTGTTCACACATCATGAGGTAGGCGCGGAGGGTACGGTGCTGGTTGGTAGCACCGACCTTCAACGCCGCTCGATACATCGAAACCGGGATGTTGATCCCGAGCTTGCCGTTGAGCTTGGCGACCTTGTTCATCAGGTCGGCGTTGCTGGTGGCTGTCACCGTGAGAGCTTGCAGGGCGGTGCGGTACATGCTGGCCCGCTTCGCCAAGCCCTCCTTGATGATCGTGTCGTTGGGGGCGGCAGTGGATTCTTCCGTCGAGGGATCCGGGTTCCGGATCTCCTGCTCCATGTCCTCCTGCGTGATCTGCTCCCGAAGGCGCTTCTTCACACGGTCGAGGACCGCCTGCTCGATCTCTGTCTCCAGTTCTTCGAGCGGGGTGCCAGCGGGCTCGTCGCCTCCCTCTTCTTCCTCGTCATCACCCCACTGAGCCATCTTGTCGTAGTCCGGTCGGGGGCGGTGCGGGAGGATCACCACGGCGTCGCCGGTCTTCGTGAACGCCGTTTTGATCGTCCCGTCCTTCTGAGCTTCGATCATCCGAGCGAGGAGGACGCTTTGGCCTCCCACACTCTCGGCGATCGTCGGGTCGTCAAGCTCCAAGGCGGCGACCTTGGCGAGCTTGTCAGCATCCCACTCTGCCGGCGTGTCGGAGAGGGGGGTGCAAGCGTTCTCCGTGCAGGCCACCTTCCCTTCCTCCGGTGAGAGGATGTTCCGCATGACGGCCCCGGTGAAGGCCGGCATGTCGACCCAACTCGCCTCGATGAAGGTCACACCACCCGTCGGCTCGATGTCCTCGTGGCCACAAAGCTCAGCGATGCGGTGCTTGCCACCGTTCTCGTCGTAGAAGACGTTGCCCTTTTCGTACCGGATGTGCGGGCACATCTCGGTCTCATCGACGGCCCAATTCCCACACTTCGTGCAGATGGTGCCGTCGACCTGGCAACCCATCGACATCGTGCCCATCTGGCCCGACTCGATGGCTTTGACGAGTTCGGTGTTCTTGCGGTCGGTGGCTACCAGGATGTCCACGTAGACCGAGTCCCCGATGTCGCGGGCCACGGCGTCGATGACGCGACCCTTGGACAGGTCCTCGATCTGGACGTGCTCCTGGAAGTTGTGAGCGCCGATGAACGTCTGGTAGGACATCAACAGGACGTCCCTGGACCAGCAGTCCAGGTTGTTGTTGATGTACTTGTCGGTGTCGCTCGTTACGCGGTAGTCCGCGTAGCGGCGGTTGACCTTGAAGCCATCCTCGACGACGGAACCGAGCTTGACGCCCGGCACCTTGTCTACGTTCACCGAAGCGACGATGGTGGCATGGGTGAGGAGGTAGTCATCCGGGTTGAACGGCTTGCCGAAGATCTCGCTCGCTTGCGCGATGAGATTCTGCGGCATCGACCCCTTCGATTCCTTGTGGGTCGCGGCCGTCCGCACCTTGCGCCAGCCACCCGCGGAGACGGAGGGTTGGACGACCTGAGCCGTGGCGACCTTGAACATCGCCATCAGACGTCCTCCCCGTTTCCGTTGTTCTGGATGATGTCGTCCTCACGGATGAGGAACATGCACACAGGGCAGCCGAGCAACTTCGTGCTCTTGCCATCCTCGCGCTTGTAGATGGCCTTCTGGAGGGAGGCCCCGTCCTTCGGACAGAGGTAGGGACCCCCACCTTGCTCGGACTTCGTGGCCCGGTACTTGCGGTCCCTCGCCCCCCAATAGATCGCCTTCTTCACCATCGCCTCGGCTACCCGACGGGCGGAGGGCTCAGGGCCCGCTGTCCGCTGTTGGCGGAGCATCTCTTGCTCCGCCTCGGGGACACGGAAACCAGGGCTTGCGGGATCGGGGATCTTCTCGAAGGGGTAGGGACCACCAGGAACCGGAACCGTCCCTCGGCCACCAGGCGTCGTATCTGTCAGCACAGGCTCGTTGACCCAGGCGTCCTGCCGCACCCGTTGGAGGTCTTCCACCGGATACCGCTTGTTCCCCAGGGCGAACTCGACATCGACCATGCCGATGGCAGGCCACACGGCCGTCACCGTCCCCGAGAGGTCGGTGGGGTAGCCGAAGGGCACCACGGCGTCGCCGACGGCGAACTCTGCCGCCCGTTGCTGCCAGTTGACGTTCGTATTGGCCTGTTTGCGGGTCACCGTCAGACCGCCCCTACTTGTAGAGGTTGAAGCCGTGATCGTGACGCTTCCGCGCCTTCTTCTCCGCGGGGGCCGCCTTGCCGGGGATCTCCTTGGCCGCATCCTTGACGATGCCGTCGGCCAGGCTCAGCAGCTTCTGCAGCCGCTCGCTGTCCGCCTCGATCATCTCCTGGACACGAAGCTGGTCGGTGGGGCTGTCATCCGCGGCGACGTCCTTGACCTGATCGCTCAGGTCCTTGACGTGCGGGACCACCTCGGCGACCGCGTTGAGGATCTTCTCGGCGGCCATCGTCAGCAGGTCGTACTCCAGACCGGGGGCCGCGCTCTGCGCGATGAGACGGTCCACCACCGAGTCCAGTTCCTTGGTCAGCCCATCGACGCCCTTGACGATGGGGGCGAGGCCGGTCAGGTTGCTCGCCTTCATCTGGACGGCGCACATCTTCAACTGGTCCCGCATCCCGCCGAGTTCCACGACTTCCTCATCGTGGGCCTTCTTGCCACGGGCCTGCTTGCCAGGGTGGGGAGCACGGGGGCCGGCGTCGGCCACACCGTCGTCGAGCTTGCCCGACTCCTGGTCCTCGCGAAGCTCGCGGTTCTCCTGCTGCGTGAACTCACCAGCCATCCACGGCTCGTCCGGCTCATCCACCAGCGGGCCGGCATCCTCGCGGCCGATCTCGTGAGGATCGAAGCCAGCCGCCTTGTCGATGGCGTCCGACAGCAGGTCGGTGCGGTAGGCGTATTCCTCGGCGATCCGCTGAGGGACACCCAGGGCCGCCCACTCTTGCTCGAACAGGGACGCGATGCGATCCAGGGTTGCTGTGACTTGGGCCGCTCCACGCTTTGACATCCTACGGGCCATGATCTGCCTCCTTGAAAGGTCCGGGGCTCCATGAGCCCCCTGTGGTTTGGGTACACCACACAAAGCGTGGGACAACCCTCCGCTTGATCCGTGTGGTTTATAGAACAACGATTGAGTTTTTTTGCGACGGTGTGACAGACCCCCCGTTTTCTGGGCAGTCTGCTCTGTCCGTTTTTTGGCAGTTTCGATAATTTTCTGCTGGCGTTCGGGAGTTATGATGCCTTCCTCGACCATTCGAGCCAGCATCTCCCGCATGGACTCGGTGAGTCCGCCGGTCTTCTCGAAGGACAGGTCGGTGAGCACCTGGACCTTCTTGGCCTCGATCAGGTCCGCCATCTCCTTGATGTAGTCCTGCGTCTGGTCCTCGGGCACCATCTTCGACAACGCCTTGGCGAACTCACGGTCGATGGCGTTGAGCTTCGCCGCTGTCTTCCGAATCTCGATCTCCTTGTCCTTCGAGGACATCGCTGCCCAGCCGCTGGGCTTCCCCTTCCCCTTGGACGTGGGCGTGGGCTTGACCTTGCGCTTCTCTTCCTCAGCCAGGATGTCGCCGAGGGCAGCCGACTCCATGCCGATTTTCTTACCGAGCATCCGACGGGCACGATCGAGGACGTACTTCCTCGCTGCCGGGTCCATCGTCCCCTCGCCCTTGGCGATGGCCGACAGGGTAGGTCCGAAGGGGCCGTCTTCCCCTCCGCTGATCTCCAGCAGTTCGTTGACATCCATCTCCCCGATGGTGTCCTGGATGAGCTTCTCGCTCTCGGGGCTCCCCCAATCGTCCATGACCGCCAGCAACGTCCCGGCGTCTCCACGGTTGTGAAGCACCTTCACCAGGTTCTTCATCTCGTCGGAGGGGGGCTCGCCGTACTTGCCGGTGACGTCCTCACCGTTGACCATGCGGGCCAGGTTGAGGCCGTTCTGGATCGCCTGGAGTTGCTCGTGTTCGGCTGCCCGCTTGGGGTCCTTCGCCGACTCGTCGAGCATCTCCTTCAACTCGGCCTGCGCCTTGTCCCGCTCCTCGGCGTTCATGCGGCTGTACTGGTCGTAGGCTGCCCGCTTGCGTGTATCCAACTGCTTCGGGGTCGCCGCTTCGTTGCGGACCTTCTGGCCTCCCACCCATCGCGGGTTGAAGGTGATGTTCTGGGCGATCTGAGCGAAGGCCATCTGTTTGGCCAGCGCCTGCAAGGCTTCCTCACGCTCTCCCGGCTTCCCGGACTTGATCTTCTCCACGTCCACCGGGTCGGTGACGGCCTTGCGGGACTCATCGAGGATACGGTTGGGGAGACCGGAAGCACTGGCAGCCAGAGCCACGGCAGCGTCGATCTCTTTCTGTGTGATCTCGGCGATGCGGGCACGCTCGTTGTCGTTGAGGGCCTCCATCGCATCGACGACGCTCGTCCGAACGGCAGCCAGAGGGCTCTTTCCCTTCAACGCCCCATCGGCCTTTTCGAGGTCCTGCGAGACGACACCGTGCTTTTTTTGAAGCTCCCCGAGTTGCTTCTCCAACCCCGAAGTGTCTCCTTCGGTATCGAGGATCTCCTGCTGCTTGGCCTCGATCTCGGCTTCGAGCTTCTCGGCCTCGGCTCGGAGGTTCTCGTGCTGCCCCTCCAGCTTCCCCCGCTCGTCGACACCCA